TGATTTTTGCGTGCTTACCTTGCCACCAGCGATCCGCTAGCTTCTTATTGCCAATCTCATTTGCAAACTGAGTCTTGGTGTATTCAATCTTTTGCTCAGTGTCGTAAACTTTATTCGTTACTTTGCCAATATCTGTAATTTGCGCATAACGCTTGAGCATGTGATATAAGCGCATGTCCTGTTCGATATTTGCGGGTATGATGCCGTCGGTTTCGATAGGAGCAGTGATAGGGTTAAGCGCATCGTTTGCCGCGTCAGTGATGATGGTTTGATGCTCTAACGCATATTTAATCTGACGTGATACTTCGTTAAGTCCGGCAGCAGCAGCAAGGTCGTTAAAGTCAGTGTATTTTTTATTACTCATTATTTTAAGACCTCATCAAAAAGTAAACTAGCTAATAATATCGCGGTGGCTGTAGTGACTGCATAGACCTCATAGCGATACCATTTGCCAACCCTAATTTGCTTTGCGCTGGTTGCAAAAAAATGGGCTTGCATTCCAACTATGTGTAGGATGCCGACTAGATATAGATAAGTGCATATAAATCCAAATAAAGGCATTATGCTGCATCCTTGCTGTCTAATAAATCAAAGTTCGGGGTGATAACCTCACCGCCAATACTACTGGCAGCAAGCCGAGCATCACGAATACCTGCGTTATACTCGACCAGCGCCTTGGGTTCTTTGCCTTTCTCAATATCTATATCGCGTAGCTTGATAGCCGTGGCGCTATCGTCATCAGCGCAGATGATAATCCGATGATCGGGATATTGGGCGCGGATAGACTGAGTGACAGGCAGTAAGTTACCAGCGTCAAATGCAACAACAACCGGTAAGCTGTAACCCATCGCATCAAATACAGTAGCGCCGGTTGCATAGCCTTCACATATCAGTACCACACCACCTGCGAACATCGCAGCACTACCAATGGTGAAGTAAGCGCCTTTCTTTAAGCCGCCTTTTAGGTACTTCTTTTCATTGTCCGGTGCAATCTTTTGCACGTTGACTAGGGTAGTCAGCTGCGTTTCGACATTGTAGTAATACATCGGAATGATGAGCTGATCAGCGCTGTCCTGGCGAATACCCAATGCGGTCACATTCTTACGTGATAGATAAGGATGGGTGGCATCTTCTAATACTTTTGCATTATCCCAGATGCCTTGTGCTACCTTGGCAGCTTCGATACGAGCTTCGCGCTTTTCTGCCAGTTCAGTGGTTTCGCGCTTGACCTGTTCGGCTTGCCATTTTCCCCTTTGCTCATCGGTCACTTCACTGGTTGCATCTAATCCGATAGCGCCGGCTATCAAAGCATTGGTGTCATACACGTCTAAGTTGGTGTATTGCTTGACTAGCAAGAAGCCGTTACCCGCACCGCACTGTGAGCATATCCAAGTGCCTTCACCGCGCTTGTCATCACAGCGGAATCTATCATTGCCACCGCACATCGGACAGGCTTGATGTTGATGAGCAGCCTTGCTAAAAGTAATGCCAGCAGCGGGGAAAATGGTCGAGACATAATTGCCGACAGCCCCAGCGCGTATTGCTTCAAAGTCTAGTGGGGTACGTTTATCTGACATTATTCTTCTCCATATTTATCCGGGCGGTTTCTCTGATAGTTTGAATATGGCGTAATAGCGCTTGGCAGTCTTTTTGAATGCTTGCGTATTCATCGGCCTCAATAATCTTGTCAGCATAAGCGTCCAATGCGGTGCTATTAAGATCCGCAAACTTTTGACCAAGCAGTGCAATATCAATTATCTCATCGCACTGGTTGTCATGATCTGGTAGCAAAAACCATCCGGCATTGCCATGAGCGCAGCAGATAGCATCCATAATCGCGGGCGACTGAGTGTGCTCAAGCACTAGCTCAATGGTCTCTGGCGCCAGTGTGTGGCATGAGCGATTGGGATTCGTTTGCAATGCGAGCGTGTTGTAATTAACGCCATAAATTTCGGCTATCTTGCCTAGTGTCCCGCGTTCTTTTTTGCATGCCTGGTAGACCGCTTGGTCAAGTGATAAGACGCAGCGTTCGGCGCGCTCTGCTGCTGTAAATAGTGATGTCGACATATTGCCCCCGTTATTGTCGTTCTGTTATTGATCGCGATTCGTTATGCTAGGTCTTGTTGATTACTACAGTCATTAGCAGGTTCGGGGAATACATCAGGACGTAGCTCGTGACATGGCACACCCGTTACTTGCGATACTTTCACTACGTACTTAGTACTACATTTGCCATCACGGTTTAGCATTGAAGAAATTTGGGAGGCATTTCTTAACCCTAGTAGCTTTGCAAGCTTTGTCTGTGAGCCAGCATTATCGATTGCTTTTTCTAATGCGTGCTTTGGTGAGATAGTCATTATTTAACTCCAATTGCGTTTGATTGCCCTAATATAATGCAATTGCTTTAAATATGCAAATGCAAAATGGATTATCTTATAAAAGCATTTGCTTTTAATATGACCTATGTAAGGCAATTGCCTACATTCTACTAATTAAATTAAGAAGGTGAGTTATGGCATTCGGTCATAGAGTACGCGACGTGCGTATTGAAAAAGGTCTAACTCAACAGCAATTGGCGGACGGCATAAGCGTTAATCAGCCGGTCATTGGAAGTATTGAGTCGCGTGATAGTGAAACGTCCAAGCACGCGTCTAGGATAGCCGCTGAGCTATCAGTAAATCTAGATTGGTTGCTCACAGGTAAAGGTAACAAGGCCCCGCTAAAGGTTGCTAGTAACAAGGCCACATATGATTCTGGGCTATCTCTTTGGGATGATGAAACGCCGATGTCTGATGATGATGTCGAGCTGCCTTTTTATAGTAAAGTTCAGATTGCAGCCGGACAAGGTTTGGCTAATGATGATACAAAATCTCACCGTAACTTGAGATTCAGTAAGCGATCTCTTAGAGATGCAAATGTAAACTCTGAAGATGCCATCGTCGTAAAGGTGACGGGTGACAGCATGGAACGCCTGATTTTAGACGGCGCAACTATTGCGGTGGACACTAGCAAGGCTGGACTGCCTATAAAAGACAATAGAATTTATGCGCTGGAGACTGATGGGGATTTGCGCTGTAAGTACATCCAACGCGTTCCGGGCGGTAAAATTAAGCTGATAAGCGAAAACACTATGTATGCTGATGAGGTATATGATATGGCGGAATTTTCAAAGCTTTATCGTATCGTCGGTTGGGTGTTCTGGTGGTCAACACTAGCTAAATGGTAATTATTTAACTAAAAATATAAATAAATATCGCAATTGCATTGACAAGTCTTAATGCAATTGCTTTAATATACCTGTAATCAACAAACGGGTATATCGTCATGTCACACTCTAATAGTCCAGACATTCTCCAATCCCCACGCGTTCAAGCCGAACTTGAGCGTATCAGAAAGACCCTAGCGTGGCGCAATAGACAACTCCACGCAACCGAGCAGCAGCTCACTGATTTCGAGCAACAACTCAAAATCACAGTCCGTGGCTACCGCCAAGTGCTGGGTCTTGTCGTGCTCGCATTGATTGTTCTCATCGCTATTTTGGCGATGGGAGGTTTCGCATGAGCAACTTACCTAAAAAGCATAAAGTGATTAGTCGCTTTGAAATGGGCATGACTAGTGAACTAAAAGACGCAATGTCCAATGTGCAAGCAGATATGCGTAAGACTAGAGAAGCCATTGCCGACTTTGTTATTAGTAATGGCGTAGGTGGCTTACTTAAAGCGATGCAAAGCGTACCCGCTGCGAATGATGCTGAAAACGTTAATCCTGCGCTTAAGCATCTGGGGCAGTGGGTGTTTGAGGGTCGTGATCAGAAGTGGGCGAGTGCTGCTATCAATACTGATGGTAGAGCTTATCTACACAACATGCCTAAAGGTATGATGTATTTTAATCATGACTCTTATGGATGGTGCTCAAAGCGTTTCGAGCTACACGAAATGCAATTAATTGAAGGCTCTTTTGATCCCAGTGGATTTGCAGTGGGATTTATCGAACGTCAATCCGTCAACGATGTCGAGTATCTAAGCGAAACAGTTCCTTATATTGATGAGTCAGATTTAGTTGAAGCCATGGCTGAAGATGGTGCTCATTCAGGATTTATTAAAAGTTTGGCTTCACTTTTAATTCTTCGAATGCATGGTATGGCCCGCTTTAGTGAAGATGACTGGCGGACTGGCGGTCAAGACTTGCAGCCGTGGGATATTGTTGTTTGTAATTACAGTGATTTTTTTGGCGTCATAGTTGGCCAGGTTTGTGTTGACATGATTAAACCGCACACCAGTCAAATTATTTCTATCAGAAAGCATCAGAGAGGTCTTGCTACTCATATTACGAATGGTGAAACTGATTGGTCAAATGATAGTAATGAAAGAAGCTGGCGCACCATCACCCAAGGCGAGCTAGAAAGCTTTCGTCACGCGTTGGAGGCTTGCTATGTTTGATCCAAGCGTACCAAAACGTTTAACGTCAAAGAAAATAGCCACTATCTTCAACCAAAAAATGTATGAAAGCTTAGTCTGGCGTATGCAACAAGCCGAACGCTTTAGCAATCATATTGAGGGTCCTGATATTCGCGGGGCAGACCTGCGACTTTGGGACATCGTGATAGGCAGAAGATGTGCTGAATATGCAAATTCTCCTAATGTAGATACGGAATCATTCGAAATCGTTATCGGTATCGAATCGACAGAAGATCATGCTTATGACCATGTGTGCTTAATGACTTTAGATGAAGCGTTTGAGTCTGAACATACAACAAGCATTGGTGGTAAAGGTACTGCTTATTTTCGTACAAACAACACATTTCGAACGATTGAAGTAAGCGAATTGCCTGCCTTTTGGGCAGCGTTGGAGGCTTGCTATGCGTAATATTCATGCCTTTAGCGTCACCGCACAACTTCAGCTTATCAAATCCAAATCTCAACTGAGTAACAGCGTCAGTGCTCAAGCATTGGCGGCTGCTAGTGCTGCGTGGGCTCATTATCAAAGCCGATATGACCATATGCGTACTAATAACATGCTGGTCGCTATTCGCAGAAATCTCGCATTAATCATTGCTCAAGTTATCGGACGAGTGTGTCGTATCAATCCGCTGATGTGGTCTGAGCTGCACAAACTGGACGCGGTATTAAAGTACGCGCTCGAGCACGGCATCAACTTAGAGCCAAATCCATTCCCAATCGCAGCAAATGACGACAACAACTTAGATGAGGTGAGCAATGCGTGATTCTAAAAAACCATTGATTGTCAGCGTATCGGGCGCGCCCTATAGCGGCGTGACTACTGCACTTGGTCGGGTTGCGCGATGCCTCACCTCACAAGGAATAACGACTAGCGTGGTCGAGCTAAACACCCGCTATGAGGTGCTTCGGTTTGAAGACGATTACGTTATGAATCGATATAACGCTGTCGATGTGGTTTTGTTTGATAAGCACCGAAATACCGAGTCAGCAGCTAAACAACGGCGCATAAAGTCGCTTTGGGAAGAAGACAGCGTCGTCCCCGATTTAAGCGTGCTTATGAGTTGCAAGCTTAAAAGCTATAAACAATATATTGCCCAGCGGCCAAAAAGCATCAACATGACTCATCGCCATGAATCATATATTGGCTTAAGTGATGAGCATCACGGAACGCTGAATCATTGCGTTGTCCCAACTGACGGCAAGCTTGGTCGCTTGTATGCGGCAGGCATAATAAAGACGTTAATATTGCAGGAGTTAAAATAATGAGAGTTTCTTTTTTATCGACAACCGACCAAGATATTAAAAATAATGTCGCTGCGAGAATCCGTACTATTGAAAGAGTTTTTGGTATGGAAATAAAAAGCGTTGCTATAAAGCAGATGAACCCCAGCGATTTTGGCTGTGATTTTGAGTCGTTAAGTTCAGAGGAAGTTAAACAAGCTTTAGATGGGTGGGAGTGCGAGCAAAGCTTTGAAGTTCGGCTAGAATTCAAAGGAGGTAGATGAACATGCAAAAAACACTATCGCTAAGCCCACGCACGCATCTATTTATCAAAGATGGCGCGCTCTTTATCAAGTTACAACGTCCGCATAATTTGAACCCAGCAAAGGCTGATTATTTTATTATTAAAAAATTCAGCATTAACCGCCTAAAAGAGATCCGCGATTGGGCGGACGAAATAATAAACGAGAGCGAGATTAAGTAATGGCCAAACAAATTAAAAGAATTGAGTTTGCAAGCAATGGCTACGGCTTGAGCTGGTTGGAAGTAGACACGCGCTGCTGGGAAATCGTTGATGCTTGCGGTGCCGGTCGCCACTTAATCGGTCGGGCATGTCGCCTGGCTGACCGTGGGATGAAAATAGAATATCGCGATGGCTCAAGCTATACGCGTATTAACGCTAATGTTGAGATGATGGGGTAGGTTATGGGTATTGAGATTGGTAGTTATTGGGTTTGGACAGACGGCAGTAGAATTGAGGTAGACAGCATCATAGATAACGACATTTGTTTTTATGATGACAAGGGTAGATACGGAGAAGTTGAAAAGAGCAGGTTTTTAGGTGTTTTTAAACCGTTTGAGCAAGGCTGTAATGAAAGTGCCGACATGGTAAATCATCCGCCTCATTATAAAGATACCAGTGGTATTGAATGCATCGAAGTGACGCGTCATATGCGGTTTTTGGTGGTAATTGTTTTAAGTATATTTATCGAGCAGGCCAAAAAGGCAGTCAGATTGAAGATTTGGAAAAAGCCGTTTGGTATGCAGAACAAGCTAATAATCTTGAAGAAATTGTGCGTCTATTAGTAAGAAGTAAAATCACAAAGATAGCGAGTTATCACAATGATTATATTAAAAATGCTATGCATGCTATGAGATTTGGGGCTTGGCGAGATGTTGATAGATGGCTTACATTTGAAATTCAAAGACTGAAAGGTGAGGAGTGTAATAATGGCTGATGATGCGGATCGCGCAAACGACTATGTTGATTTAACAATGTCTCATTATATAAATCGTGCGCCTAAATTTGACAGACCCTCACTCGCGGAATGTCAAGAATGTAGCGAAGACATACCGATTAAACGCCAAGTGATGGGTGGGGTGACTCTTTGTATTGATTGCCAAACGGTTTTTGAGAAAAGGGGACGGTGATTATGGAAAGCGAATGTGCAGGATGTGGCTGGATTGGGCCGGCTGTTGATAAGGTGGCAGTATCTATTAATAGACATGGCGTTAAAACCTTAGAGCATATGTGTCCAAACGACAACGTTGAAGATGCTGATTTTTGCGGCAGTGTTGAGTTTTATGATGTTGAAGAGGAGTAGGTTAAACGGCTAATACAACTTATTTATCATAAAATATAAAAGAGCGCCACTCATATCGAATGGCGCTCTTTTTGAGTTACGCTATACAAATCTTAAAGTTTCGTATTTGTCAAAAATATCCCTAGTGTAACCATGCATTTCAAATTTATGATCCGGTATTTCAGTCCCTACCAGCGATTGAAAAATACGCTCATAGGACCGCAGATTATCGACACACTCACGAAGCACAAAGCCCCATTCCTCCTGCTCTTTATCTGTTTCGTCTGGGCCCCTAGTTTCATAAGATTCAATTAATTGTAGCTCTTTAGATATTGAGCCATAAGTCATGTCTCTAAGGACTTCGGAATCTTGATAATGCATGTTAGTTAAAGTGATGTTCATAATGTTCCTTTGGTTGTGGTGGTGGGTAGCTGGAAGCCTAATTTCTTAAGATAAGGCAAATAAAAAGCTTGTTTGCTTTCGTCCATTAGCTCAATCTCAATGCGTGACGCAAATTCCTGATAATTTTCGCCTTGTTTGCCACGGCTTGATAGGTCACTCATGCGTGACAGCTTGGCTGCAAACGTGCCGCGTTGCTTGTCAGTCATCTTCATTGAAGTAATTGCATCAAGGGTGTCAGAATCCTTATCAACCGCAACAGGGTTTTTAGTTTTTGTCTTAGACTTTTCTGATATCTTAAACTTAAAACCGGTGATCTTACGGCCTTTTTTCACTTGCTCATAACTGATTTTAAGGTCTGACTTTTCGTTAATTTCATCGACTGCTAATTGTAAGACGCGCTTTTTAAAATCACTCATAACAGTATATTCATCGGCATCTAAGCCCATTTGCTGTCTAAAGCACTCCAAATCAAACAATGGGGTATTTTTGGCGGTCTTCCACTGCGTCAGTAATTCGTAAAGCCGGACTGAATAGCGGCTTTGCAGCATCGCGGTTTGCTCTATCAAGTATTTAGTAAAGAATGTTTCATAGCCATTAATGCGAGTAATTTCATTGACCACGTCATAAGTCAGCATAACTTCTATTCCGGCTTCGTCGCCTAAGTACCTGACTCGTTGCACCCAACGCGACTTAACCACCTTATCCTGGTCATCTAAAAACGAGAATCGGCGCTCAAACAAGTTCTTTTCAGCGGTTAAAATGGCTTCAGTGGCGGTTTGGCGGCTGACATCGAATACCTCAGCATAGCGTGCTGCTGATATAAGTAACGGTTTGTCAGTCGCTAAGCCGTTGCCCGTTTCTCTTGAATCAACGATTGCCAACTGAATGATGCGGACTTCAGATAATGATAAGTTTTGAATAGCGGTGTTTAAGCGATTTGACTTGACGACTAAATCTGACTTTTTCATTAACTTTCTCTGCTTTATTTATAGAGAAATAATAATAACACGCCCTTATATATATGTATAGTTATTTGTCCCTATAAAGCAGGGAAACGTCCTTATATGAGCAGGGAAACGTCCTTATATGAGCAGGGAAACGTCCTTATATGAGCAGGGAAACGTCCTTATATGGAGATTGTAACCCTTGCTGCCATTGACCTGTAGAAGGCTTAAAAGCATTAAAAGCTATAAAAGCTATAAAAGCATAAGAAGGATTAATTTCAACTAAGTTAACTAAGGTTTAAAAACAAGGTAGCAGTGAGTAATAAAATCAGTCATTAAATGATTTCTAATAACTCAAAATTTAGACAAATAAAAAAGCCCTACCAATAAGGCAGGGCTTTGATAATTATTCTATACTGTTAACTACAGATACGGCTAAGGTTTATAATTATGCTACTAGATAACACTGACTATAAATTAATATTAGAAGCCCTTTATCAAATCGCAATCATTGATGATCTAAACATAGTAGATAATGATTTATTAGCGTTGGATGATGATCAGCTTGAAAGTCGACTGTTAAGCTTACGTCAGAAAATTAGCAGACTTCAAAAACAGGCTGCTAATAGGAATAACTAAATATGTCCTAGATGTGCAGGTTTTAGCTTAGCATCAAAGTCATCTTTCAGGCCAAGCGTCTTGCATCATTCTGATGTCTGCGACGTGTCCGTCAGATACTCTTGCCATTGCTGTAATCTCAGCGATACACTGCTTTGATACGTCTGCGAGGGCAACGGCGTACTTAGCGTCGGCAGCGGCAGCGGTTTTGGTATAGGCGGCAGTGCTTTTGTCGATTGTGTCTGACAAGCTGTCAACGATAACGCTATTAGCGGTATAACTATCGGCCATTTTTTGTTGCGCTTGGGTGTTTTCATTAACAGCATTTTGCCACCTTTGGTTGTTTGCGCGTTCAATTTGCCGTGCCTGGGCTTGGTATTTGGCTTGCTCAGTGATTTGTTGTATCTTATGCTTGGCATTGATACGATCGATGTTGTTACCGCGCTCATAGTAAAGCGCACCTACTGCAACTATTACGATTAGCAGTAGACCTATTATTGACTCGCGCCAATGCTTTATTAATAGTGATAGATAGGTCATATCAACTCCTTATGCGTACTTGCGATAAGCCTGTTTTAGCTTCTCATCATAATTATTCTTTTTATATTTGGGCCCGTTATAACCATAAGCGAATCCTGCCCAGTCAAGCCGCTGTAATTTACCGACTAGGTTGTTCACTTTTATATAACGCAGCATCGCTGTAAGCTGTTTGCATTCGCTCTCATACATATCATTAATAAACGCTTGCAATGATGAATAGCCAAGCGCTTGCCAATGATAGCCCATCACTTGGCCGATACCATAGCTTGCTGATTCTAATGCGACATCACGGTTATAGCTGACTGCGATTGCCATCTTTTTGTGCTGCTCACTGAAACGACCATACCCACCAGAATAGGGGTTACAGATTCGTGGATGCTGGGCTAAAATGCGTAAGCGCCAGGTGAACCAGTTAATTTTACCAAGGCGCTGCCAAAATACGTGACGCTCAAATAATATGGCAGGCTCACCAGTGCTGAAAAATCCGCTTGAGCGACACTCAACCTCAATGACTGCTTTTAATGTGGCATACGGTACGCCAAGATTGCGTGCTGCGGTCTTAATCTGCTGTTCTTTTAATACCTTGCTCATCACTTTACTCCAGACGTAAAAAAGCCCCATATTTTGGGGCGGTATTTATTTACCTAAGATAGCAGCTAATGCGGCTTTCATCTCTCTTATAATTTCCGATACAGTCTTGTCGGTAAAGGTTAGTTGTAGGCTGCGATAAACCATACCTAATACCAACATGCCCAGTGCTGACGATACTAAGAACACAATACCAATGGTCATCACCGGATGGTCTGTCCAGCCGTAGTAATAAATGACTGTCTCACCAATGGATAAGCCTAGCGTAATAGAGACTGCCAGCTTAACGATAATGCCCCATCCTATCTTGACTGATCCATCAGACTTAATATCACCACTAAAAATCAAGGCTATGATAGCGCCAATAACCGCAAACAATATTTTAGGCAAGTAAACTATCAGCTTTAATAGTAATGCCTCTGCGCTTCCCATATCCTCTCCTAATTTTTTTGCAATAAAAAACCCCGATTAAGGGGTTTATAGCTATGCACTTCATTTACTGCGATTAATAACTTAAAGCGCCAGTGCTTGAGACCACATAGCATCTAGCTGCTCGTTAGTTAACCCGAGTAGTGCGCTCATGTAAGAGACACTCGTGCTTGTACGCACAAAAGCTGTCGCTTCGGTGTACTCAATTTCAATACGAGCTTTTAATGCTGCGTCTTTAATATTTGATATCGCTGTTTCGATAACAGTAAGCAAGTCGTTCTCCATCAGAATGAGTTTGAACTGTCTACGAGTTAGCGCTCGTAAGTAACCATCGCTATTAAAAGATAATCCTAGCAACGCTTTTTGTTCACGTCCCCAGGCTCGACACTCTTCAACATAGTTTGCATAAATACTAAATGATTCTGATGACGAGCTGCGTATCTCTTTAAGCTCGTCAGTGATACTGTATTTCTCTGCAATCATGTCGCGAACGCGTTGGTCTATTAGCCAGACGTGGCTTGAGTGCTCGCTGAGTGATTTACGTAAATCATCAGTCATGACGACTGTTTCTATTGTGTCGATTATTTCGTCGGGCTGATCGGTTGATAGTTGTATATCGTCAGGCAAACTAACATACGTCACCCCATTGATTGTACATAACTCCGTTGATTCCTCTGGAAAATCCAGCTGCTTGGTGATGTTTCTTGTGATAAATTTTTGGTAGCTGACGATATAAGGCATTGTTTGTATGCTCCGCATAAGTTAGTAAGTGTTGAAGCGAATGAGTTTTTGATGCGTGGGCTAAATGGGATATAAAAGAGTCGAGCTTATTGTTTCTAACGGCGCGCCTTGATTTATATAAGCTATATTTTCTGATAAATCGTTTTGAGCGCCAGGTTCGGTAGCCGCAAAAATTAACGCCTCGTTTTGTGTTAGCGATAGTCGAACGTGAAAGAGTTAGTTTTAGCTCTTCATTCACAAATCTCGTTATCTTTTCGCGATAGTCCAGCGCTTCAGCGCGGGTTAATCCAAATAATAAAAAGTCATCGACATACCGGCAATATCCGGCGCGGGGTTTCAACTTTCTTGTAATGTAGTGATCAACCGAATTCATATAAATCAAGGCGTACATTTGCGATAACAGGTTGCCGATTGGTATCCCTGTCGGTTCTGGGTAGTCGGCAAACATCATCATGAGATCAACCAATTTTTTATCTTTAACTTTTTTCTCTAATAATATTTTGAGTATTGGCCGGTCGATACTGTAAAAGAACTTTTTGATATCTAATTGCAAGGTGTAGCTATCCGGTCCCGCTCTTGTTAGTGCTTTTTGTGCATAATCGGCAGCAGCGTGTGTACCCAGTCCGACACGGCAAGCGAACGATTGGTCTATAAATGTCTTTTCAAATATCGGCATCATTTTGTTATATATCGCATATTGAACGACGCAGTCTCTAAATGCGGGTGCGTAAATGTCCCTTATTTTGGGCTCATAAACGACAAACTTAAAATAGGGTCGGGGCTTATATGTGCCCATCTCTAACTCATCTTGTAATGTTTTTAATTCATAACCTAGTTTTCTCTCAAACTGAAAGCATGCGCGTTTGCCGCCCTTACTTTTCTTAGCACATAAAAATGCTTCCCATAAGGACTCCTCTGATATGATATCTTCGTATAAATTCCCAACTCTTTTCATAACATCCTTAAAAAAGAAACGCGCTTGACTTTCGATGGTCTACTAGAAAAGCGCGCCTAGTCCGATTTCGCTTAAAGCAGGAAAATGTCTCCCTTGGCACCAGACAATATATCATTGCTTAAGGTGATGCCGAGTCCGCCCGGCAGCCAACGTTGTTGTTGCTGTTAGACCGAGAGTTGTTGCAGTTGACAAACCAGACGCCCGCGTTCGAGCTGTTGTTCCAGTTGCCGCCCAGAATCGGGCACATTTTAAGACATCTCCCTTTAGGGTTACGCTTTGGTTGATTTTATCCAGCCGCCGATGATTTTACCGATCTCATCGATGTTTACGGATATAGAGAGATATCTTTTAGCATTTAGATTTTGTACTGATATCTTCTCAGTTTTTGGATGACCAAAGTATGACAGCTCGAAAGCTAGCCTGACCTGCATCCTTAGCTGCTCATGCTTGATGTCTAGATTTATAAGGGTAGTTTTCTTGTGATAGCGCTTTTGTGCTTCGACAATGTAATCGTACATCTCATATGCGGTTGTCCTTATCCTTAATGCCAAGCCATGCTTTTCATGGCCTGGGAAATGATTGAGATAGACGTTTAACAACTTCATGGTTTGTATAAACTTTCTATCTAGATTTGATTCGCTGTCTACGGCCAAACTAATACCCTCGCTATCGCTCAGTTATGCAAAATACAAGGCCGCCCGGCAGCCAACGTAGCTGCTGCTGTGAGACCGAGAGTTGTTGCAGTTGACAAACCAGACGCCCGCGCGCGAGCTGTAGTACCAGTAGCCGCCCAGAATCGGGCACATGTCTTCTACTCTGTTATCATAAAATCGGTCGTTGCCGAAATCATTGGTGCCACCTGCGCTGCCAAGCAATGGGATGCCTGCGCATGACGCAAGCCAAGCCGCACCGGTGAATTCACTAGAAAATACTTGCTTGGTGGTCGATCCGACATAAAAACTTCGCTGTTCGCCTGTCAATTCGCCATAGCTTACGCCCAACGACTCATAGTTTTTAACCATGCTAGGCATGCCCCACGCATCATCGTCGAGGGTTTTACCGCTGGTTAATGCAGCGGCTTTAGCAGATGGCTTTAAAACGTAGAAATCACCATCGGTTTGGGTTAAGCCTAAGCATATTTCATACATGTTGCCGTTTAAGTCAGCGACCCCGCTTGACTGTCCATTATGTGTGGTTTTGGCGAATGGCTGGGCTGAACCGGTCTTACCTGCGTTTGAGTAACCGGTCGCATCATATAATACACTGGTGTCGTTAACATCACGCAAAGCATTGTTATTGCAGCCTTTTGGAAAGTTGTTGACGCCCGCCGCATCATACCAAGCGCACGCAGCTGAGCTAGTTGCTGCTTGTGCATGAGCCATACTTAGTAGTGAGAGTGCGCGTTGAATAAACACGGTTGTCGGGAAAAAATCAGCACCACGGGTTTTTGCCGAGTCAATAGCACTTGCATAGTTATTCCCTGGCGATCCCGTCAAACCGCTGAATGGGTTGTTAGCACCGCTTGATGAAAGTGGATTGCCATTCTTGATTGACGATGCGGTGCCGTTGTTATTACTGCACTGATATTTGTCTACAAAAAAACCGTCTTTTAGTTTACCGTCGTCATAAAAGGCACGGTGTACAGCATAGCCTGCAGCGTTTGCGGCGGCAACATCTACAAAGTCGTTCATTGACTTTACGTCGCACGCATTAGGACCATAGTCAGCAAATCGTGGACTGTCTGCATGGCCCCAGCGGTAGTAAAACATCGGCACATAGCACATCACTGAGCCATCACTGTATTGATAATTACCCCAGTTTTGGTGGCCTTTTATAGCCGTGCCTTGCATTTGCGACATGCCGGGTGGTAGATCGTTAGTAACCCCGACGCCAAAGCTGATTGCGCCAGGCTCTCCAATGTCATTGAATGCAGGTGTAACTGTGTCAGTAAATAGTTTTTGTGATACTGCTTGAGTAGTTGATTGCCCGAAAGTATTTGCTAGTTGTACAGCGGGACCTACCTCTCCTTTGTCGCCTCGTGGCAAAGTTAAAGCAATAGCGCGGTTTTCGGGTGTACCGGTCAACGCAACACTGGCTGTAGAACCTGCTGCGCCTGTAATAACGGTTACGCCTGTAATAGTTCCTGATGCGCCTTTGTCGCCGCGAGGGATACCTAGCGCTATTGTGCGGTTGCCTGGTGTGCCGCCCATAGTTGCAGTAGAAGCGGTGCCGGGGCTGAGCGTGCTTGCTGCAATACTGCTGATCACTGCCGCAGTGCCCGTATCGCCCTTGTATGCTTTCGACGCCAGTGCGTCACTTATCGCTTGGGTAACTGTCTTTGTCTGTATACCATTTACAGTGACTGAGCCTGACTGTTGACTATAAACAAGCTCTAAGCCGTGAAAATAATCCAAATAGTATGCAAGTGGCTGGGTAGGGGCCGCAAGGCGTCTGGTAACCATTTCGTTTGCTGGTAGATGAGCAAAGTCATCAATCGTTTTTAAATCTAAAGATCCGTCAGTTAAATCTTGCAGCGTAATTGGCATTTCCACATTACTCTCCTTTTTAAGTGTCTAAGCGCACGTTGTTTTTAATAAAGTCGCGGTCGTTTTGGTAGTATTTGTCGGTGTAATTTACGCAAGTTAAGCGATGAGTGAATGGGTTATCGCCAGGCTCTTTTGCTGTGACTAGGTAGCTGTCTTTGTTAGAGTTGAGCGCATCGCCGGGCACAAATTGATAGGTTGATCTTACTGCGTCTGAATTTGATAGACTCAGCGACTGGGAGGGGGGCCTAAATAACACAACTTCCGTGTCTTTATTGCCGCTATTTTGATAACAAATTATACGCTCGACGGTGGCGGCTTCAGTTTGTATAAATATTGTGCCATTGCCGCTGGTGCCAAAATCCACGGGGTCACTTAGTGTTAGTAAGGTTTCGTTATTACTATCTAAATGCATAGACATAACAACGCCTTGCTGGGTATCGGCGCGGGTTTGGTTAGCTACACTAATGCGGTTGGTTGGTATCACGATAGCGGATTCATCTGCACCAGTGAAAGCGCAAGTGCTATAGCTCAGCATGTCTTTGTGATAAGCGCGCATCATTTGCATGTGTGCTTGGACATTATTTCGCACGCCCACAAGCTCTATTTTTTGCGGATTAACACCGCCAGCGCTGGGGTACGACAATGTTACTTTTGCATCGTCCTTTGGATCTGTATATGTGACCTCAACACCATCATATTCAGCTCGCGCGCCAAACGACTCAGCATATTCAAAGCTGTCAGGCGTGATGTTGTGACTGTTAAAAGTGACAACAGAGCTTGGCTCTGCGCGCTCAAAGTGCAGATGTATTTTATTGTTAATACGATAAGCGGTAAAAAACCCAGCGCTTGCGACAGTCTGTATCATCTCTTCGGTCGATATATCGACGTTATCAAATGTGCCGCAAAACTTCGCGCATAGATCAGTGCCAAAATAAGCGATTTGAGCATCAACTTCGTCGGTTATTTGCGTCATGTTTAAATCAGCGCTGGTTAATCCGCCTGTTGTTTCGCCAGTTGCGATGTGGTAGATAATATCGTCGATTCGGTTTGATGGGCGTAGAATTTGGTTCTCTAGTTTTTCGGTAGGTATTCCTGGTGCAAAATAATAAGCGGCACCGCGCTTGTTTTGGCTCGCACTAGGCAAAAATGGGAAATCCGGTAGCTGCGGTACACTAACTTCTTGGTTTGTATTTTCTACTGGGTAGCATGTAGTCTCAAACAGTCCTTCATACGTTTTCAGTAAAATAACACCTTGATTCGCTCCTTTAAAATCTACCGACTCTGTTAAGAGTAAATTATTTCTGCTGTCGCCAGATTTACCCAAAACATAACCTTGCCATACGCTTAAGTCTTTGATGCGTCGCTGCGCTAACAATGTCAGCTTACGCTCTTTTAAAGACGTGGCACCTCCGGTTGCTTTTGTTTTGGTTTTAACTAAGGTGGCATTGACGTTGTGCGCAAAGGGGCTATTTTGTGCTTTTATAGCGCTATACAAATCAACAAACTTTACTTCATCTGCAACATATTGTTTGCCAAGTTTTTGTCGCCGACTATCGCGCCTCACTCGTATTCTGCTGCCTCCTGGATTTTTAAATAAACCGATAGTTTGAGTTAGTGCAGCAGTTTGGCGGGCTTCTTCTGAGCTTGTAAAAGTATAAGCGGTGCCTTGGGCGTTTAGCTTAGCGGTTCTGCCAGAAATAAAAAAACGATAATCAAACTTAGCTACGTTAGCACCAGGATAGGGCTGTGAGTTGCTATCCAACCCTTGTACTTCGACAATAAGCGCGATATCAAAAGCGGCAAATTTGTCGCCATCAAGATGCGTTGTATATATACCTTGCGGGGCGACAAAATTAATAATCGCGATATCAAGATCGTTTTCTGTGATGTAGTGCCAACCCTGCCATAATGGGCGACTTTCTGTGCTGAGCACAGCGCTTGCATTATTCGTCTGAGTATCATTCGCGGATAACGTTGCCCACGCCGTGTTGACGAGTTCAGGGCTATTTAAAGTGAGCTGAGTGCTTGATGAAGATGTGATCGTATAAAATCCAGATAAGTTATACACCATGCTACTTGGTGAGTATATTGAGTCTGCATCTTCTACTTGTAGGGTTTCTCCGACTGTAAAAATAGAGGTATCAAACCCTGTGCCGCTGGTAATTTTCACAATATTTGGCGGCTCAAATACGACATTATTATTGCAAATCAAATAGTTCTCGGGTACTGCTAGAACTTGTCCGTTTACCGATGAGTAGCGGCGCGTTAAGTAACTATCATATTGCTGCTCAGCGGCCGTGAGCGAGTTACCAAACTCTAGTGTCGGCAATTGAGTGTGCGCGTTAACACCAGGGTTATAAGTCCTGACGTTAGCGCCTCCTATCAATCCGATTGCAGTAGTCTCATCTTTTGCAGCAGTAATATCGTAATAACCTTCTCCGATGCACATATCGCTATATTCTATTTGCTCATGATTAATGTACACGCTATAAGTTTGTGCAGTGAGGTCTGGCACTGCCCAAACGTCGCCAAATATCGCTGGCACACGACCACCGAGCCGTGGCCGGTTAGTACGTTGCGATAGTGCGTTATTAGGACTCGGCGGCGCGGATGGTGAACCTGCACCCGGCACTGTTGGCATCGGCATTAAAAAAGCTACTGCGACTGAAACGACAATGCTAATAGCAATATAAACAGCGGTTATAGGGTCGCCTGGGTAGGTGACAATGTAGATTGTACCGCCCTGTGCATTTAACGCTGCAATATCCTCAGAATTAATTGGGGTGACATCGTTATAAGTATCCCAGGTGTTTTGATACCAATTAGTGTTTTTTGGTGGACCATTCGGGTATACGTCGCTGACCATATCAAACAAATCTGAGCCTAGGCGCGTGTGGGTTGGGATGTCTGTTTGCACATAGTCGAGCGGGTCATCGACGATAATTAATTTAATATTAGATTGCATAGTATTTTATGTATCCGTGTCTAATTTCTGCGATATGCGGTGCCATACTTTGCACGCCCGACTCAGTGATGTGGATTATTTTGTTTTTATGGTAGATGCCAGCATGCATCGCGTCGCCATGCATTATTGCCAGGCAAGGTGCGTTTGGCAGGATTAAGCGTTCGAAGCGTTTTAACTTTGCGATGTCTATTTTTCGATGAGCACGACCAGTTAATAAGCCGCTGACATAAACGGACATATCATCACCCGTCAAGTCGTGATAAATATCTACAGCAAAGTGTAGGCAGTTATAATCAGTATCGTGATAGTGTTTATCGTCGTATTTCGACAAGTCTAAAATCATAGCAAGCCGCGCAATGATGGGAAGTCTTTTAGCGTATAAACAATCCCCGTCGCCAGCTTGTTAAGGTCGCGGGCCTTACAGACAAATACCGCGCCGCGCTTTTGTGGTTGATTGTCTGTGATTTCAAGATCTAAAACGCTCATGCTTGGCTTGGTCAAGTCGTCAGATAAATACACACGGTAGTTGACCGTTGGTCGTATATTTGGGTATTGCCCATTTCGTAAGCGGTCAATCTCTTTCGGCATAACCTCGCCGACATCACCAATGCCGATAGTAAATCCTTGCTCTAAGTCGCTTGCTGATCTAGATGCGCGAATATCAATCGGCAAGTATTCATAATCAAGCCAATACCCCACCTCATTTTTTGCGCGAATGCCTTGCATGGCATTGCGTGTAAATCGATAATTTTTAGTAAATGAAGGGTGTTTGATTTCTATACATTCAATTCGTACTTGGCCCCGCGTTCCTTTTAGCCAGTAATTAATTTCATCGGCCGTGGTCATATCGCCTCCTTTATTATGGCAGCTGGAAGTTAGCCAGATTTTCGAGTAATTTAAACCAGATACTGGGTTTGCCGCCGGTCATGTCGTAAGCCTGTATGTTTCGAGAGTCTGCCGTTGAATCAACGGGCATTGGTAAAGCTTCCAGTGTGAGCTGCGCTGTAAAAGTCTGATCGCCATTGGTGGTTACTGGGATGCCGTCATCATCTAGGCATTGGCATTGATACCAACGGTGCTCAGTGTCATCTAATAGTAGGTACGCCAAGAACGGTTTTGCTTCGTACTTGCGTAAAAAAGCGGTTAAGTACTGCCACATGAGCGGTGTGCATTTATAAGTTGCGTTGAGTCGGTGCGGAGTGCCAATGCGATCCAAGCGCTGTCGTGATCGGCCTGATTTAGTATTGGTGCTGACAGTATTGCGACCCAACGTAAACCCGTAACCCTCGCGGAACGGCTTTAGCATGAACCTAGGCAAATCAGTCATAATTAAAGATCCCTCTGCATGTGATAGTTTTGTTTTAGCGATTTATTGAAGGGTGACGATGGCGTGCTTACTTGCTGCGACATGGCTTGCGGCAAGCGTTGACTCAAACGCTTGTCAATACGCATGTCTATATCACCGTCGCTATTTACATTGGTGGTAACATCAACAGCAGCGTTATTAGTGACGTTAACAGTTACCTTGCTTGCGGTGGTTTTATTGTCTTTGTTATTTAAAAAATCGCTGAGCTTGCGGTTATCGTCAGGCTTAACAACGCGCTCACCTTCGTCAAGAAAGTAAGTGCCTTCTTTTGGAATATAATCAGCGCCATCATGTGCTTGGCCTTGGACCGGATTACGAACTGCTTGAATGTTGCCAATGATGCCCGCCACGTTGGTTGCGACAGTGACCATCGCACCTAAGTTTGCCGGAAACGGCAGCGAGGCGGCAGCCGATGACAGTGCAGTCTGGATGTTCATGATAGACCTGGCGATAGCGATGCCTTTTTCTACAGCGAACATCACTTTAAAGGCGGCTGACTGTTCACCCATCGTGGCTTTTGCAATAGACGATAAGCTGCCAGCGATATCTTGAGCGTTGCCGATTGCGAGCTGATTTGATGCGGTTTCATATTCTGTTTTGGCAGCAAGCTTGGCTTGCTGGGCCTCTGCTTCAACGATCACTTCAGCATCGAGTGCCGCCTTTGTCGTCTCTAAGCGTTTTTTATATTTTTGCTCAAGTGCATAGTTTTCGCTATAACCGCCCATGTCCGCTTGTTGCGCATTAAATCCATCGCGGGCGTTGGATTGTAAGTTATTGGTGTCTTGTGTTTGAGCACCGGCCAGTGCATTGCGTAGCCCCGACTTTTGGCGTGGGTTAATATCAGTGCGGCGGTCAAGCTCAGTGCGCTGATTCTTATAGGACTGACGTAATATATCAAGCTGGGTTTTGCCGATATTGGCCAGTTGCTGCAACTCCCGCTCATGGGCAAAACGTAGTTCGGCAAGGGCAGATTGCTCAGCCATATTTAACGATTTTATCTTTGCGGTGCGTAGCGCTTTGTCCATGTTGATGGTTGATGATATTTCGCGGCGCTCAAGCGCATACTGATTGGTGATGCGCTCAGATTCAGTTTGGTCGATTTGGTTTGCAAACTGCATTTTCTGATCATGATTGAGGGTTAACTGCGCCGACTTAATATTTGCCCGGTCTATCGCGTCAGCAATAAAAGTGTCACGCTCATCATCACTAAACTCGCTTGCGCTAATCTTCAGAATGTCATTTTTTAGTTTGGTTTCGATTTGGGTGGCTTCGTCTGCATAATCTCTGCGGATGGCGGCGCGTTGGTGTGATTGTTGCTCTAGTAAACGCGTTTGTTCTGCCATATGCTGCTTAATTATTTGGTCAGCTTGCCCGGTTGATTGGGTATAAGTGTTGCTTTCGGTGCCGGACGCGCCGCCTTTGATGGATTTTGAGGCAGGCATCTGATGTAATATGCTAAATTTAACCCCATCCGCAAAGTTAACATCTGATACATAGCCACCGCCTTTTTCGTCATACCATGTTTTTACGTCTGTTACTGCGACTTTGGTAGTGATTTTTGTGCCCATTGGGGTCGCATAGTCAGTGCCTAAATGATATTTTGATGCGCCAGGTATGCCAGTGTTTCGTGGACCAAAGCCGCTGGTTTTCTCGTAGTTAGTGACAGCCTTGCCATCCGCTTGAAACCGCGAAAGATGTTCTGGCCGTACTTCTTTACCGTACAAATCAGAACCGCGTGCATATCTAAAATCGACATGCGCTTTGCCAACGCCTGAATCGCCCGTGATAGCGACAAGCCGAGCTTGTGCTTCTATTGCCTTGCCAGATGCTTTTGCGGCTGATTCGGCGGCGGCGGCATTGTTTTTTTGCTGGGTGCCGGTAAGCCCTAGCGTATTGTTTAGCGTGTCTTGTGCTGAATTTAACTTGACCACCTCCGCTACGGTGCCTGAATAAACACCCGTTCCCAGGCTATCGATGAACGCCATTTTATCTGCGTAGTTATCTAGCGACGCTATGATATCTTCTTCAGCTATTTTTGCCACTTCATCCGCTGTTGTAAAGTTTTTAGCAAGCTTCAACGTCATGACAACTGCGTTATCATTTAAGTTTATACCTTGCATCAAGGTCGATATCGTAGCAGCGACGCCGCCAATCGTACTTCCCACTGCGTCAAACACAGCCGTCACACCTATCCCTACTTTTGCCAATCCTTTTAGCCCTGATGCTAAATCTTCCCCAGCGGCACGCGCCAGGTTTGAGGCGTTTGCATCGTCAACTAGCGCACCAGAAAGGTCGGATAATACCGGTAATATGCCCTTCGTTAATTGTATTTTAGCGCCATCATAAGATAGCGCCATCAAGTCATTTGCGGCTCTTAGCTCTTGAGTGGCGCGAATGGTTTCTTCATCCATGACCGCCCCAGCGTTTTCGGCAGCGCTTGCCCACACATCAAAACCTTTCCCTGCATCGTGTAACAAAGGGATAAGCAGGGATGCATCTGAAGCGATGCCTTCCATATAGAACATCAGCTCAGACTGACTTAAATTAGCTTCTTGCAGACCGTTATAGTAAAGCTGAAGCGCGTCGGGACCGGATAGTTCGCGGAATTGTTCGGCAGTGTAGCCAACTTGGGGTGCGATGTTTTCAAAAAAGTCGGCCATTGCACCGCCGCCACTACTTAAAAAGTCGCCGATTTTATCTTGAGTGTCTTTGTATATATCGCCTAGGGTGTCTTGCTCAACGCCCACCGCTTTGGCTGCGATAGCGAGCTTTTGCATGGACTCAACGCCCGTATTGGATATCCGCGCAAGCTTAACTATTTCAGTGCCAAGCTCTATTTGCTCTTTAATCAAAACCCCGACAGCTACTGTTCCAGCTGCGGCCATTCCCGCTAAAGCTGCGGCACCAACTTTGCCTAACTTGACGGCGTCAGCCCGCATTGCTCCAAACATAGTGGTAGTGCTGTCTTGCGTATCACGCATTTCGCGGCGGTACTGTGCGGTGTTCGCAAACAGTAAGATATCAAGCCGTTGTAATACTTTTGCCATGCCGCACTCCGAATTTTGGGCAATAAAAAACCCCATCGGATGACGGGGCTTTATACTGCTAAGGCGCTTATTTATTAATGTCGTGCTACTGCTTTAGTTAAGCCTTAATTTTGTATTGTTAAGCGGGTTATTAGGCTTAAATTCAAACTGTAACATATCTCCTCTAGCTGACTTGGTCGCTATCTTAATGCTTTGGGCGTTCTCAATTTTCTTAATAAAGCCGCGTGAGCTTGAAACCGCATATGCTGATTTATTGGGACTGCGTGCCTCAAGCGGCTCTTGCACCTTGCCGTCTATGTTTAGCAGAACGCTGCAATATTTATAACAGGGGCTGGCGTAATCGTTATACAAAAGTATGTTTACTCGTGGTTGAAACTTAAGCGGGTCTTTTTTATCAACAGATATAACAATAGCCGCCTGGGATTTTTCTCCGGTTGCTAATACTTCCCCTGAATCAGAATCCAAATAAGCTTGTATTCTGGTGGGTGCAAAGTCGCTTGTCTGTTCTTCATAGGCCCAGTCATTGGCCATTGCGGTGCAAGGTAATAATATGGCTGCTAGTAAGAGTCGCTTCATAGTCTTCCCTAGTAATGCAAACAAAGAACAACTATAACGCACACTTAGTGTTTCAGCAACATAACAGCAATTATTTAGTTTTTACGCGGCTTTGCAACGTAGAAACAAGGTTTTGGACATAAGCCTCACTACGAGCGGTAGCGTTTCTTTTATCAATAACAGCTTTTTGTTTAGCTGTCATTGGCGTTCGGTCAAATAGTATAAAGTCGGATAGCGTGGATTCCTTGCCCCCAGAATTTGATAGCGCGATCATTGCCGCTTGCACATCTTGACGATAAGCGCCAATTGGACTTACTCGGTCAAATGCTTGCCACTCTCTTAATTCATCAATAGTCATCATCTCGTTGATTTCAGCCACGGTTTTACCAAGATGGCCAGCCAGTTTGAATTTAAAAAATCTATCTGGCTGGCTTAAGAGTTTTTTAGGTCACCATCTTCGTTTTCGTCAGCACCTTCATCGCCATCATCACGGTTGATAAATCGGTTGATAATATTAAATTCATTAATAACACTGAGTGTTAGCACTGGTGGCAATGATTTTACCTCCTCAATATCTGCCAGGGTAAACATGGGCTCACCATCTTCAGTGGCGATAGCATAAATAAAGGCTTGAGCGTTACCGTTACCACCAGCTTTGGTAACTTCTTTCATATCTTCAAAATACTGGTCACGTTCGCCTAATGTCATTCGTTTGACAAAAACATCACCGTTAAGCTCTGGAATAGGTAGGCGTTCAGGCTTGAGCATAGCTGATGACGTTATCGCAGAAAGTAGCGTCATCTTAGTTAGTGCGCTCGACTTGGATGCGGTCGGCTTACGTGTTGCTGGTTTGCGGGTTTTTGGTGTGGCCATAATGATAATCTCGAATAAAATTAGAAATAGAGAAGCCCACGTTTAAGTGGGCTAAGTAAGCGGTGACCGGCTTGGATTAAGGTGCTGACGTAATAGACTCGACGTTGCTGCCTATAACGATTGAGCCTTTTGCACGTAATTTTTTCTTGATGTCAGGAACAAGGGTAAATTCTGAAATCTGACCCTGGAACTTAAAGCCGTCAACGGCGATATCATCGAAATGAATCTCACAGTGGACCACTTCATTGGAGTCAAAAGCGTCTTTAATCGCAATATGTTGGGGGTCGGTTGGTTTATAGGCCAGCTCGAATGCGGGGTCATTGACTTCAATGAAGTTAACGACAGCTTGCTGCTTGTTGCGAGCGTCCGTAGTTGTGATTTCATCGAGGGTTTTTTTCATTTCCGGTAAGTCAATGTTGGTCAGCAGCGGTACTTTGGTAAAAGAGGTGCCGCTATCAGTGCTGATTTTT